ACCAATAGCGGTTGGAAAGGCTGGATTGATCATTGATGCAGTTGTTCTAACTGTACCATCTTCATTTAATGAAATGGCTACTAAGTCTCCGGTTGTCTTGGTTGGCAAATCTACCGTTGCGAATACTTGTCCTTTTAATACACTCATAATATTTCCTTTATAGGTTTTATCCTATTGTTATTTATCAGAATTTATCCTGATGAAGTTATTTCTGCAATACATCTACAATTAGGATGTGGATAATCTGGCACATCAGCTAATTTATAAAAATTTCCATCTAAACTTGAACATACAGAACATGTTTTTCTATCATTAATTGCATTCCACATAAACATGACATCTTCGCCTTTATGGTTGGCAACAAATTTAATATGATTAGATTCATAGATTTCTGTATTAACAAGTCTCTCTATTATAGGCTCTGAATCTGTAACTGCTTGTTTCGCTTTGGATAGATACGTTTCCTTATCAGAAATAGAGATTCGTCTGGCAAGAGAAGATATCATATATAATGCGGCGGCAACAAGCAGTAATTGGCGCTTTTTATCATCTGCTCTATGTATATTTTCTGAATATTTATCAGCAATAGCATAAGATGCTTTTCTGATGTCTTTAATTTCCTCTAATAATTCTCTTGAAGATTTTTTTATTTTAGGAATTAATTCTTGTTCAGAATCAGCAGAGAGGAGAATGCCGAGAAGAAGAAGTTTAACTTTTCTTTTACGTTTTTCTTCTAAGTTACGGAGATCTTCTAATCTTGACATTAAGATTTAGCCTTTGGTTTTTCTTTGCCGATTTGTTGATTTGCTTTCTTTGCTCCTTCAAGAGCGACTTCTTTCATGGCTTTTGTATCTTCTCTGTCTTCTGTATCTCTTGCATATAACTCATCTTCGGACATAGAATCAATAGATTTAGATATTTCATCCTTAATAACCAGTTGCTCTTGAGGAGTTAATGAATCTAAAAACTGAGTGGCTATTTGAGTAAGCATTGCCTTCTTAAATGTCTTAGAAGGAATAGAAATTAATTGAATTGATGTCGCCTCTTTAAGAAGTTGATCTCTATCCATTGTTAATTTATAATCATCTAATCCTAAACAGGACCACATAATATCTTCGTTTCTTGCTTTTGTAATTAGATTATATAATTCAACAACAAATGATTTAACTACTTCGCCATATGCAGTTAATACAATTTCTTTTGAGCGATTATCTAATAGTTTAGATACGCCAGACATAGTATTTGAATTTTTAGTTGAAGATATAGAATTCGCCATTAAATGCACAACTCTATGAATTTCATCTACTAATTCTTTAAGTTGATCATTAACTAATTGATAAGACTTGCCATCTGGTTCTGCGAAATAGATTTCATCATCTGGACCTGTAACGGCAAAGCCTTTAACTCTCATTTGATTAGCGGCTTGCATTCCTCTATTTGGATTATCTGCAATTTCTGATAAGTTGCCATTATTTGAAACTTCAGGACCTTGTTTATAGACAGGAATTGAGAATAGATTTCTGTTCTCGGCATGAACTAAAGAGGAATATCTCTTAAAATGATCAGCACAAAGAGAGCCAATTAAATTACCAATCCATAATTCACAAGGACAATCTAAACAGATAATTGGTATCTCTGGAAATGATACAACTCCTTGATCAACCAATATACATTCATCATTTGGTTTAGGTTGAGTATTTATTTTAATTTTTAATTCATAAACTTTCCAAGTGACTAATCCTGAGTCTTCTTTTTGCCAAACTTTGAAGCGAATGGTTTTGAAGTCTCTTGATTCCTCTAACGATGAGCGGGAAGTATATTCAGATTTTATCACCATAAATTTATAAGTTCCCGAGGCATCATCTATCTCCCAATCTATGACTGACAGCGTTGGAATTGTTATAAGATAAGCTCGTGCAGAACCTAATTGTTCCTCTTCTAATAGTGAGCTTGGTAAAATATTAGTTTTAGGAAAATCTATAGATAAATAAGCTTTTCCAACAACTGCAGATTCAATCAAGCTACATTTAAGAATATTTACTAAAGAATTTCCTTTTAAATCTGCATTTTCAGCAAATTCATGATAGAAATTATCTTCAGATTCAATATTTGTGCCCGCCGTAGTAGGATCGTCTGCATCAGATGCCGGCATAACAGTTAATGTCTTATTAAATACTTCTGCTGTATATGAATTAATAATTTCTGAAAAATAATTTTTATATGAAGCACATTGCAATCTATTCTTATAAGTAGTAGATGATTCAATTGCTTCTTTTGGAATAAAAAGAGTTGCATTATCTATAATTGATTGTCCGCCTTCATAAAGTAATTGAAGTTTACGAATAGATAATTCATTATATTCTGGATTTGTTTGATTTAAAACTTTATATTTAGGCATTAGTATTCCAATTGTGGAGGCAGTGTGGAGATTGTGTGGAGATTGTGTGGAGATTTTGGAAAAATATTAAAGAAAATATTAAGGCTGATATAAGAGAAGATGTCAATCGAACCCATGTGAGATAGACATCTTTCCACACATCGCTGGTTGTATAGAGAGGTTGGCAGAGAGGTTATGTGAGAGTTTATTCGGCGCATTAGAGAGTATTTAGTGTCAGTATAGTAGAAATATTATAGATATCTATTAGTTAATAGACTCCAATATTATCGAAGTTTCTATTAGTATATACATTAGTTAGCATTAATTCAGTTATCGCCCATACTAAGGCATCCATTCTATCAGGTGATTTAGCTTTAGGATTACCGTCATAATGAGTCATTTGATATTCTAAATCTTTAAAATAACCTACATGATGTATTTTATGTTGTTCATATAAGGCGGCAACAGGTTCTGCTCTTGTAATTTTGCCTTTAGAAGCCGTGACCAATTTAATTGAAGCATTTTGAGATACAGTTCTTATATTAACTTCAACTAATTTTCCTCCATTATTCTGTTCTGCCACAATTCTATCTGCTTTATATTTATTATACATTTCAATAACCTTCTTCGCCCAATCAGATGGTGAATATTTGCCAGATATATCTTCAAGAATATAGGCTTGGTTATTTTTTGCAATTCCGGCAACAATGATACCGGTATCATCAGAATCTTTACCATCAGTCACTGCGGGATCGACGCCAATGACGATACGAGTCAGCTTTACATCATCTTTAAAGATTGCAGGAGTAATTCTATCTTTCTCAATCAAGTCGCCTGACCATAGAGCGCCTGGCGTGTCAGTAAGTAATTCTCCATATAATTCTTGTCTGCCAAGTCTTGTATTGCCATATTGTTCTAACATTGCTTGACGATAAGAATCTGGTAAAAATGTATTATCAAACATTGTTCCAGTCTGTATTTTATAAAGTGTGCCTGTCTGTGCCTTCTTTTGCCATTCAATTAATAATTCAAATGGCTTTGGCGTTGTCGTAATTATAGTCTGAGGAGTTTTACCAGCTCTAACTGCATAATCCATAATTTCAAATCTTTCTTTTACTTTCTCTGGAATTGAATCACACCATTTAGCTATTTCATCACACCATAAATATTCTATATTAGGTCCTCTAACTTCTGTGTCTGCAGAATAGCACCATACAATAGCGCCATTATCATATTTAAGAGTATGATCAACCTTATTATAAATAGGTTTCTTATTGGGAGGAGACCATTGCATAATAGCAGGAATCATAACACCTAAAAGGTCAGCATAAGTAGGAGCACAACAGGCAAGAGTTTTGGCTCCATTTAAAACTTTTCTATATAACCAACCAGATCCAGCATAAGTCTTTCCAAATGCTCTTCCACATAAAAGAATATAATATCTCCAATTTGGTGCAGTTGCCGGAAAATTATCTATAATTATTTGTTTATCATGTAGAAATAATTCAGGAAATAAATATAGAGATTCTTTTTCTTTTGCAGATAGAGATTCTATAAACTCTTTCTTTTCCACAGAAGTAAATGATTGAAACATTTCTCTATATTTTTCGTAATTTATCACTTCTTAAACTCTTCAATTTTCTTTAATAATTCTTCAGTAAGCAATTCATCATTTGGTTTATCTTTAGCATTAATGCCGGACAGATCCATACGTCTTGATAAATATTTTAATAAGGTTTCAGACATTTTAGTAGCCAAGACTAATTGATCATCTTTAAAAAGTTTCTCAACTTTTTTGTAAAATTTATCAATCATAGAACCTAAGATTTTAATATCCTGATTAGCAGAATCGGCAACGGCATCAGCATAAGCGCGTTGAGCGATTTCTTTACGTTCTTCTTTAGTTTCTTTTAATAATCTTGATAAAGTTGGAATAGAAACAATAAGTTTATGTTCATCTTTAAGCCATACACAAATCTTATTTGCGGACAAACCTTCGCCTGCCTTTTTAATAATCTCATCATTTAGAGATTCAGGTATTTTGCGTGCCATAATCTAGCCTACTTGGTTTAATTGCTTGTAAAACGAACCACCAACCATTACCATCTTCTTTTGACCAAATGAGTTGGAAGTCCTCTTTATATATAAATCGATAATCAGTCATACAAGTATGTCCAATTTCTTTTGTATAATTAGTTTGATTTAAGAAATGAAATGATTCTTTTGATATTTGACGACAATGACCAGGATCGCCATATGTCCAAGGATTATTTGGCAAAGGACAAGAGCCACATATAAATCCATTTGGTTTTAATATTCTATAGAAATCAGAGAATTGATTAAAAAAGAAATTATATTCTCCTTGAGATGATTGATGTTCTAATACTTCATATACATGAATCTCATCAATTGAATCATTTGAAAATGGAAGAGGTAATTCATTCATATCATAGATAATATTTGGATTATGATCTGGATTAATATCGAGAGTATATAAATCGTGCCAATTCCAATCTCCATTTGGAGTAATCTTCTTAACTCTTGATGCGCCGCAGCCTAATAATAATTCCATTATTTATTTTTCCAAAATCCTGTATGATTTATAATATTGCATATTGTGCCTGCTCCTAAATTATATTTAATATGCAATTCATTTTGAGTATATTTACCGGTGGCATAATCTTTTCTAACTTTATTAACAATACTATCAGGAGTCCTACATTTGCCTCTCATACCTTGAGGAATATTATTCATTTTAATTTTAGCGTCACCGAGGAATAAATGTTTTGGATTAACACATCTACGATTATGACAAGAATGGAGGACAAACATATCTTTTGGAATATTGCCAATACAAATACGATAGGCGTGGCGATGGACATAATCTTCTTTAGCATTTAAAGAGTAAGTACAATAGCCTTCTTTATCCATTACTTTATTTTCAAACATCCAGCAAGAGTCATTATCTTTTTTATTTACATATTTCCAGAAACCTTCAATGGTACCTTTTGGTCTGCCAGCCATAATATTCTCCTGATTATTTACAAAACTCTAAATTTGCTTGAATTCTTGGTTTATGATATTCTGGAACATCATGGTCTGCTAATAGGCGGCGGTTAAGAATTCCTGCTTCTTTAACTTTTCCAATATAGAATCCAGAGATTGCCATTTCATCCAAAGGCGCCCAAGAATAACAAGCATCTTCAGCAAATAAGGCATGTTGAGGTTTTAATATATTTCTTGAAATAGATGCATAAAAATAAGCTTTTTCATATTGAGCATTTTTGCGACAATACATAGCGAGATGGCATAAAGCTTCGGCTCTAATAGGATAACGATTATGAGCAGTTAAATATGTTTCCTCAACCAATTCTGGATTTGTTATTTCATATATTTTGCCTAATTCCATTAGAGCCATATAAGTTTCTTCAATCCAACCGATGGTTGCAATTCTTTTTTTATAGTATGTAATAGCTTTTTCTATATTTCCTGCATCTTTCCAAGACTGAGCGCAATAAAATAGATTTCTTGCATTAGAAGGATCAATTACTAATGCTTTTTCTAAAGTAGTTGCATGTTTTACATATTTAAGAGGATCATAAGGAGGATTTGGATCGGCGCCATCATAGATAATATAGCTTCCTTTTAAATCGGTTCCAATATCTGGAAGCTCTAAGTATTCGTGAATAACTCCAATATATTTTGCTGGAGTTGTTGATTTAATTAACTGAGGACGGTAATACGAAATTGCATTATGTTTTATATTTATATTGTATGAATTTTCTTTTAAATTATCAAACTCTTTAATATCTTCAATTACTAATAAATCATCTGCATCAATAATTAAAACATATTTGGCTTTTTGGCGAGCCAATTCTAATGCTTGATTTCTATTGGTAGACATATCGATCCATTGGTGGCGGAGATATTCTCCAGGAATATCTTTAAGAGTTTCTTTAATAACCTGTTCAGAATTATCAGAAGTTTCGAGGTCGTCACATATTATCCAATGAGAGATAATTGGTTTAACAGATTCAATGCATTTAGCTATACAGTGAGCTTCATTTTTAGTAACGATACATAAACAAATTGTTGGTCTCATTCATCTCTCTTTTATAATAAGGATTTTTGTTGTGATTTGTGTCTTCTTGGAACCATTTAATCAGAGTTTAAAAATTGATCCTTCTCACATCTATAAAATTGCTCCTGCATAGCCACGTCATTATCTTCAATAATATCTTTATTGATTAAACTATTTAAATTTTGAGCTTCAAGAATTGAATTGTAAAATTGAGGAGTATAGGATTGCAGGTCCGTCAAATATACTATATAACGATTTCCAACGAGATTTATAGGCAGATTTAATTTGAAAAGAAACTTTCTTGCACCTTGACTTGAATATCCAATCATTTTTGCGAGTTGAGGAACGGTATAAAATGGTCTTATCTTTAGTTCTTGGATCATATTTTATTCTTTCGAGATTGACTTCTGCCGAACTTTCGTTTGGCTTGAAGGTAAGATGCGATGGCGAGGAAATAATTTGTTGTAGCTTCCATACGAATAGAAGAAATTAGAGCCTTATCTTTATCCGAGGCATTGCCAAGATGGAAGTTGCGACAGATTTTATCAAGCTCGGCAATTGGAATATAAGAATTTAAATATACAGCACCAGTTAATTTATTGAAAATGAGTTCAATTTGAGGAGAGAATTGTAAATCTGCGAATGAGGCATAGAGAATTTTTTGTTGTTTAAATGGAATAAGATATAATATTTCTTCTATTTTATGACGGTGAGCGACTGAATTAAGAATAAATGTATTAAATGGATCTTGGAAGGTGGTTGATGGACCATAGCAAGCAACATTAATCATGGACATATAATTAGATTTTATACCACAATCAGCTTGAGAATGACACCAATACCAGACAAGATCGAATTCGACTTCTCGTTCCTTATTTGAATCTAACATTTATAGTATTTCTCTCCTGAAAATAATAATCTAATATGATGCAAGTTGATTAGTAGAAAAATCTATGCACATAGAATATATATCTATAGGAGAAAAGAAATGTCCAAACATAGAGAAGATCCTCGCGGGTCAAGAGCTAATAGATACCAATATTTAATAATGGAATTGCCTATTTCAGATGAATTTATGAGTTCATTTGAAGATGGTCATAACATCAATTATGAAAAAATACAACAACTTAGAGAAGATTTGGTTGTTGAAGTTAAGCGAATAATGAAGGCAAATTTAACTGAAAAACAATATATGGTGATATGGATGTACTATGTAGAAAATAAAACGCAGCAAGATATTGCAAAAGAATTAGGTGTAAATCAAAGTTCTGTAGTTAAGTGTATGCAAGGAAACTGTGATTATGGAAACAGATATCAAGAAAAGGTGCATCCAGGAAGCAAAAGCAAATATAAAACAAAACACGTATATGGCGGAGCGCTGCCTAAATTAAGAAGAATATGTAATCAGGACCCGATAATTATTAATATTTTAGACGAGATAAAGGAGCTTTGTGCGTGATATAGAATATGCAGGATGACGTGCTTAGACACCTCGTCATTTTTTCTTTCCATTTTATCTCTCACTTTACTGTAACTGTCGTTGTTCAAGCCTCCAAGAGTTTTTGACTCCTCTTGGAGGCTTTTTTGTTATTATTATTTTTATTTAGCGGACAAATTATCTATCAATAAGAGCGGATATAGATATGCTTGGATGGGTACCCATAGGCTACCGTCAGGCTACCCAGTGGGTACATAACGTAAGATAGTAAGAGTTATTCGTTATACGTGCGCATTAATGCGCCGAGAAGGATTATAGATGATAACAGTAGATTTACTTAAGGATTTATTAAACACTAATAGTCCTATAGAAAGACTAAGAGCAGTACTTAATCATTGTAAAGAGTTAGACTCTAATGAATTAGAAGATATTAATTCTTTTATTACTTCTTCATTAGAGGAAAAAAGTCGCCAAGGAAAACTTTATGCGAGCAAAAGAAAATATTCTAATATAAAATCTAATTCTAAAAATAAAACATATAAAAATTTTCTTTACGTTAATGATTATAAATCCAGTCAAAATTGTGTAACTTGCGGCTGCGTTATATCATCTAATAAGGCGTTTAGGCGGTTAGTAGAAGGAGAATATCATGATTGTCATGCAATTCCTTCTTGTTTTCCGGAAGATAATAAATTTCAAATGATAAATGATAAAAAATATATTGCAGATATGGAGATTAAAAATGAAAAATAACAAAAAAGAATATGATTTTTTTATTACAGATGAAGATGCGGTTATTATTCAACAGAATATTGAGCCAGATCAAGGATTACAATTTGGATGGTATGTTGGCACAATGCTTGGCAAAGACGATTATACCGCAGAACAGATTAGATCTGCAATGGAAAACGCAATAAAAGTATTTAAAAATAAAAACAATAATCCTTGTGTATGTGATAATTGTAGTGAGAAATGTAATGAGAAAAAGTAATCATAAAGATAAAGAATTTATAGAATATATTTCTGGCGCTCTTAATCGTGCAATTAAACTAAATCATAAACCAAACGATGTTTTATGGATTATGTGTAACTGGAAAAATAATGATTATGATCAGCTTATATGGATCGATTATGAAAAAGTAAAAACATTTGGTATAGACAGCAAAATGCCTTGGTTAAATGAATTAGTAAATATATATAATATAAAAAATAAGATAGGTGGAATTGTAGTTATTGTATTTAAAGGACTAAATTGTACTATAACTGTGGCACAGCCACCAAAAACATTAAATTAAAGAAAAGCCCACCTGAAATCGTTGGAAAGTAAGAGAGAAACAACAATTCAGGTGGGCTGCAACGTTTCTACAAAAACGTTCATTATTCGCATAACACAAACAAATGTAATTATATTGATAGATATATCAGGAGAACAGTCTAAATGAGAGAAATTGATCATACTGGAAAAAAATATAATAAATTAATTGGAATTAGAAAAGTAGGTTATAAACAGTACAAACATAGAAAAAGCGCCATTTGGTTATGGCAATGCGACTGTGGCAATATAACCAAAACAAAAGCTGAAAGAGTAACCAAAGGAACCACCAAGTCTTGTGGATGCCTCAGAGGTGCTTATACTGGTGTCATGTCGCTTGCCTATTCAATTTATTGCGATGCTTACAGAAATATTAAGGCTGGTGATACCATAACTTTTGAGGAATTTTATAAGTTATCCTCGCAGCCTTGCGACTACTGCGGCACGACATTATATTCAACTCGCAAAAGCAGAAATGATGCAGTGCAAAAATTAGAATGGAAGTATAATGGATTAGATAGAGTTAATAACAATCTTCCTCATACATTAGAGAACTGCGTGCCTTGTTGTTGGAAATGCAATAATGATAAAGGCAGATCAACACGAGAAGAGTTTATTGAAATAACCAATAGACGATATGAGTGGAGACAGTTACAAGACAAATTGGCAATCGAAAAACAAAAACATTTAGAAAATATTAACAATAATAGAGGCTAATTCACACGAGATATATAACCAATTAGGTATATAAAAATATTCTTGTATACCTTTAAAAATCTATTAATACACTCGCATACACTTATGCGACAAGAAAATACGTTTATGAGAGATCAACTTCCATCATTACTACATAGATTCTTAGGAGAAGGTCTTTATTGTTCTGATGTAGATTCGCTGGAATATACATGGAAAAATGGAGATGTTGAATTCAATTGTATAATTGACTACAAGAATCCAACTAATTCTGCGGATCGAAAATTAACCTATCAAACCATTAGAGTCCAGTCTAAACTGGCAACCGCATTAAGTATTCCAATGTTTGTTGTACAGACATATTTAGATGATAATTATCCAATAAAAATGATGTATGTCATGCCCGTGAATAAGATTGCAAAATATATTTTTAATTCATTAAATAAGAATCCGGATGGAATATGGCTTTCCATTCGTAATTATTCGAGATTTCTTCATTATATTCGCAAGATACCAAATGATGAAAAAACTCAAAAATTATTATGTGATGATTACAAAGAGTATCCATTACCTGGAGATGCAGATCATGTCCGTAAATCTATTCTGTGATAATGTATATTCAGGAAGTTATGGCACATATTTGTTGGCATGTATAAAATATGGACATGGAGTAGAGTGGTGTTTCCATTTTCAAATAAAAGTAAAAGATTTTAGAGAATTATGTGAGCAGGCAGCAGTATTAAATTATCCAAGCGACGGAACAATTATGAAATATGGAAGTGAAGAAGTGACAATAGATGAAGCTTTAATTATTCTAAGTTTGCGACAAAAAGTAAAACAATTAACAAGAGATAATTTGCTAAATAAGATTAATGAATATATTGGTTTAGGAATGACAAAGAGAGAGAGTCATATTTTATTAGAAACATTAAAACAAGAGAGACCAGATTTATACACTCTGGCAAAAACAATTATTACATTCTCTTAAAATATGCGGACGCCTTGACAGCGAATTTACAAAATTTAACTTGTATGCATCGAGGCGATTTATTAACAATTGAACAGGAGATAACTAATGAATAACATTGATGATGAAGATATAATGAATAACATTGATGATGAAGATATAATGAATAACATTGATGATGAAGATATGTTTGATATCCAAGATATGATCGAACCTATTATCCAAAGTTTTCTAAATGATTTAGAGGAATCTAAGTCTTCATCAGTTGAATATA